TAAATGACCCTGATGCATATTTTATTATGACATCGGTTAATTCAGATGGTGAAGGACTAAAAATGTTCAATAGAACAGGAATGGAAACTACAATGGAACCTGAATTTTCAACAGGTAACATTAGGTACAGAGCTAGAGAAAGATACTCATTTGGTGTCTCTAACTGGCGTGGAGTATTTGGCTCTCAAGGAGCTTAAGGTTCTTCAAACCACTAAAAGGGAGCTTCGGTTCCCTTTTTTTATTCCCAAAACTGATATACAATCAAAGGACTAGGATTATTAACTTGTTCTATCGACTGACCTAGCAGACAAGCCGAGACAATAGAACTTATTTCCGTAGGAGGAAATTATGGCGAATTCAACATTTAGCGGTCCGGTAAGGTCCGAAAATGGTTTTGAGACTATTTCAAAAAACGCTACTACTGGCGTAGTAACAGTTACAAGTGGCAGTAAAATGTCAGCAGAAGCTGTAGGCAGTGCAGGTATAGAAGGCACAGCAGCAGTTTATGTAACACAAGTAGAACGTCTTAAAAGCGATACAGACACAAATGTAAACATTGTTAAAACAAAAATTATGATTGATTTAACAGGTTTAAGAGATGGTGGAACAGCAGGTGATATTATTGGTAAAGATGGCTCAGGTGTTGCATACATCGGTCAGGTTACGACTGTAAACCAAGGAACTGTTTTTGGAGTAACGATGACTTGTTTAGAAACCCCTGCAGGCGGTGGTACAGATATAGATTTATTTTCTGCTACTGAAGGCACAGGTGTTAATGACACAGCCATTGGAGCTTTAACAGAAACATCAATTATTAATGCAGGTGCAGCTTCAGCAGGTACTATGGTAGCAGGTGGAGACATTGTGGCAGACCAATACTTATATCTTGTAGGTCAAGGTACAGGTCATGCAGCTTATACAGCAGGTCGTTTCTTAATTGAAATAACTGGCTACGATATCGCATCATAAGGAGTAAATTATGGCAGATGCAGTAACATCGACAACTATAGTAGATGGTGAAAGACTGGCTATAATTCAACTTACAAATCTTTCTGATGGCACAGGCGAGTCTGCTGTAACCAAAGTAGATGTAAGTGCTTTATCATCAAGTAGTAATGGACAGGCATGCTCAGGCGTAAAGCTTGGAAAGATTGTTTATTCTACTTTTGGTATGAGTGCTAGACTCTTATGGGTAGCAGATACTAATACTGTATGTTGGGATTTAAACTCTGACTATGCAGATTCGGAAGATTTTACTGAGTTTGGTGGTATTTTAAATACTGCTGCGGCTAGTGGAAAAACTGGAGATATAGCTTTAACCACAACTGGTCACACCAGTGGTGATACCTATGTCATAGTGCTTACGCTAATTAAAAACTACGGTTAAAATTTGTAATGGCAGTAAAAAAGCCAAGAAAAAAAGCTAAGCCTATAAAAAAGACAACTGGTAAGGGCGGTAATTATCGCCCTACCAAGTCAGGTGCAGGCATGACCAAGAAGGGTGTTAAAGCTTATAGAAAAGCTAATCCCGGGTCAAAGCTTAAAACAGCAGTAACAGGTAAGGTAAAGAAAGGTAGCAAGGCAGCAAAAAGGCGTAAGTCTTATTGTGCAAGGTCTTTAGGACAACTAAAGAAAAGCTCTGCTAAAACTAAAAATAACCCTAATTCAAGAATTAGGCAAGCAAGAAAAAGGTGGAAATGCTAATGGCTAAAAGAGGATTGTACGCAAATATAAACGCTAGAAAAAAGAAAGGAATCAGTAGACCTAAAAGCAAATCTACTATTACTGCTAAAGCATTTAAAAACATGAAAGCAGGATTTCCCAAAAAAAAGAAAAAGTGATTAGCCAAGAGTTAATTAAAGAAGAAATAAGAGATTGGTCAAAAGAAGTTTTAGAAACTGAAGAACCGGTTTGTCCTTTTGCCAAGAAAACTTGGGAAGCAGAAAGGGTAGACATTGTCTTATCAAACTGTATTTATTGGGAGGACTTAATAAATATTGGTAGAGACTTTCCTAAAGACAAACACGTTGTAATATATTGTGATACAAACATGGACATGGATATGTTTCACTTTGACAGCAGAATATCAATGTTAAATAGTTTTTTTAATCCATTAAACTTATGGGTTATGGGTTTCCATCAGGAACATGAAGAAAAAGAAGTGGTAGCACAAGAACACTTTGTGCCACATTTTGAAGAAAGCTACAACATGTTGTTTGTGCAAAGACTAGATGAATTAAATAAAGCATCTGAAACATTAGAAAAAATAGGTTATTATAATAATTGGAATCAAGAGGATTTCCAAAACATTCTAAATAGAAGGAGTAAATGATGGCAAAATCATTAAAAGGTTTAAAAAAATTAGTAGGTAGTTTGTCTAGCTCAGACAAGTCTGAAATTGTAAAATCAATGAAAAATGGCAAAACTATGAAAATGGCAGGCGGTGGAGCTGTACCAAAATCAGGCATTGTAAAATTGTCTATGGGTGGCATGCCTAAAGCTGGTGTCAAAAAAATGATGGGTGGCGGTAAAGCAGGTGTTATGAAAAAAAACATGGGCGGAGCAGCTAAAACAGGCGTTAAAAAAATGATGGGCGGTGGCAAAGCAGGCGTTAAGAAGTTTGGCAGAGGCGGAAAACTTAAGAAGTAAATTATGGCAGTATCAGGTTCAAAAAACTTTGAATTAGATGTCGCTGACTATATTGAAGAGGCATTTGAAAGATGTGGCTTAGAGCTAAGAACTGCTTACGACCTAAGAACGGCTAGAAGAAGTTTAAATTTATTACTAGCTGAGTGGGCAAATCGTGGTCTTAATCAATGGACTATACAACAAAAAACTGTAGCTATGGTTTTAGGTACAACATCTTACAATGTTGACACAACTAACAGCACAGCAGCTATCGATGTGTTAGATGCCTTTATGCGTCAAACTACAAACGATGAAAACATAGATATACAAATGACAAGGCTATCAAGAAGCGAATATTCTTCCGTGCCAAACAAATCAACAACAGGTAAACCTTTGCAATTTTTTGTAGATAAACAATTATCACCAACTGTAAGCGTATATCCAACTCCTGACAAATCATCTACATATACTCTTGTAATGAATGTATTAACAAGAATGGATGATGTAGATGCTGCTACAAACACATTAGAATTACCTTTTAGATTTTATCCGTGTTTAGCAGCAGGTCTTGCTTACTATATATCAGTCAAAAAAAGTCCTGAAAGAACTGGCTTGTTAAAACAAATCTACGAGGAAGAGTTCCAAAGAGCTTTAGAGGCTGATGAAGATAGAGCATCGTTGAGAATTACACCTGATGTATCTTCATACAACATAGCATAATGTCTTTTGCATCTAACAAAAACGCATACGGATTGTGCGACAGATGTGGTTTTAGATATGGTTTAAGAGAATTGCGTAAAGAATGGAATGGCTTAAAAACATGCCCTGAGTGTTATGAGTCTAAACATCCACAACTAAATCCAGTAAACAGGGTAGCTGACCCACAAGCAGTAAGAGAGCCAAGACCTGACACAAGCTTTGTACCAAGAGCTTTTACTGTTTATACAAACTTTGATTTGGGTATAATAGGTAAAGAATTAACAACACCTGATGCTATGGCAACATCTTTAGGTACAGTAACAATAACAACATCATGAGCTTTACATTAACTACATTAAAAACTGCTATACAAGATTATTTAGAGACTGATGAAACTACTTTTGTTAATAATCTAAATAATATAATTTTGCAAGCAGAAGAAAGAATACTAAAAGCAGTACAAATACCTGACCAAAGAAAAAATGTACAGGGTAATGTTTCACAGGATAATAGGTTTTTAAATACACCTGCTGATTTTTTAGCGCCGTTTTCATTGGCTGTCATAAGCTCTAACAACTATGACTACCTAGATTTAAAACACAATTCCTTTATAAAAGAATTTGTGTCCGATACAACTACAAGAGGCAAGCCAAGATATTACGCTATATTTGACCAAGGCTCTTTTGAGATAGCTCCTGTTCCTGACACAAACTATTCTATGGAGTTACATTATTTAGCACAGCCTGCATCATTGACTGCTGGTGGTGACTCAGGAACCACATATTTGTCTACAGATGCACCTGACACTCTGCTATACGGTTGTTTATTAGAAGGTTCGGTATTTTTAAAGTTAGACCCTAATGATGTTGGTTTGTATGAAGCAAGATTTAAAGAAAGTTTACTAAGATTAAAGAACCTAGGTGAAGGAAGAGATACTAGGGACGAAATGAGGTATGATTCACTAAGAACAAGTGTAACTTAAGTTTCAGTTAAGGAGAGATAATATGAAACCAATTAAAAGTTTGAAAGGTAAAACTGTAGCTATTGTCGGTCTAGGCAAAAGTTGGTTTGACTACAACCTAGCAAAATCACACAGCGTAAAATTTGATGAAGTATGGGCAATTAATGCTGTGGCTTCAGTAATATTTCATGACCGTGTATTTATGATGGACCCACCAAGTAGATTTCTTGATACACAAGATGCAGGCGGACAAACTGACTGTATGAAAGAGCTGCTGACAAACCACAATAAGCCTATCTACACATGTGAAAATGATGCAAGATGTAAAAATCTTGTAGAATATCCTGTACAAGAAATAGTCAAAAAAACAAACTGTCATTATCTAAACAATACAGTTGCTTATGCTGTTGCGTTTGCTTACTGGAATGATGTAGCCAATATAAAGTTATTTGGTATAGATTTTACATACAAGAACAACCTTTATTTTGCAGAAGCGGGTAGAGCCTGCGTAGAGTTTTGGTTAGTAAAATGTATGGAAAAGGGTATTCAGGTTGAGGTAGCATCTAGCAGCTCATTGCTAGATACCAACATTCCCGGTGAACAAAGACTGTACGGATATCATCGTTTAAAAGACCCTTATGTTCCTGTGCAGGGTAAAGATGGCTTAGAAGTTAAAAAAATAAGTGAGCTTAAAGTTCAAAAAAAACAAATACTGCCACAAATTGCAGACAGGTATGACAGTCACCTTAAAGCGCCTGAGCCAAGTAAATGGTAATTAAAATAACGCCTGACGGAGTGCCTGAACTGGGCATGGTAGAAATAGCTACTACTCATTATGGCGGTCATCCACCTGAGTTTTGGGCAAAGCAATTAACAGAAAAAATAGTTGGTTTTTCAGACGATAATGAAGAACATGTAAAAGCTCAAGCTAGAGCTTACCAAGATTTAATTTACCAAGTTTGTTTGATATATATTAAAAATGCTTTAAAATCTTATAAGGCTACCTTAATTCAAGATTTATCTAGTGGAGGTAGTGAAGATTTAGCAAAAATAATAAAAGGTATTTAATATGGCAATTACATCTACTCTTACAACAAGCTTTAAAGTAGAGCTTTTGACAGGAACACATAACTTTACTAACTCAAGCGGTAATAGTTTTAAGTTAGCTTTGTACACCAGTTCAGCTACTCTAGGTGCTACAACAACTGCTTTTACAACTACAGGACAAGCAAGTGGTACAAACTATACATCAGGTGGAGCTGCATTAACCAATGTAACGCCTTCTGCTACTGGAACCACTGCGGTAACTGACTTTTCTGATTTAACATTTAGTACAGCTACTATCACAGCTAGAGGTTGTATGATTTACAACGATACTAATAGTGATAAGTCAGTAGCAACTATTGACTTTGGTGGTGACAAGACATCAACAGCAGGTGACTTTACTATAGTATTTCCTGCTAAAGCAGCAGCTACAGCTATTATTAGAATAGCTTAGAAGATGAAACATGCCGTTTGCAAAGTTTCAATTTAAAGCAGGAATAGACAGAGAAGGAACCAGTTACACTAATGCAGGTGGTTGGTTTGATGCTTCTCTTGTTAGATTTCGTAAAGGCTTTGTAGAAAAAATAGGCGGTTGGACAAAACAGACCGCTACATCATTTTTAGGTACATGTCGTAACCTATTTCCATGGATATCACTAGAAGGCAATAAATATCTATATATTGGAACTCATTTAAAAGCATACATATTAGAAGGCACAAGCTTAAACGACATAACTCCTATAAGAGCAACAACAACCAATGGTGTGACTTTTGCTGCGACAAGTGGCTCTGCAACTATTACAGCTACAGATTCTGCACACGGAGTTGTGGTTAATGATTTTGTTACCTTTAGTAGCGCAGTAAGTCTTGGTGGCAACATTACAGCAGCCGTTTTAAATCAAGAGTATCAGGTTGTTTCAGTACCAAGTGCAAATACATTTACCTTTATAGCAACAGCTACGGCAAATGGTAGTGATACAGGAAATGGTGGCTCAGGAGTTGATGCGGCTTATCAATTAACTGTAGGCTTAGACGTATTTATACAATCTACAGGGTTTGGCTCAGGTACTTGGGGTCAAGGTGCCTATGGTGCCTCAACAAGCTTAAGCTTTGCTAACCAATTGAGATTATGGTCGTCTGATAATTTTGGTGAAGATTTAATATTACACCCAAGAGGCGGTGGTATTTTTTACTGGGATGAATCAGGTGGAACTGCTAATAGAGCTGTAAACATAACTTCTTTGTCAGGTGCAAACTTGTCACCTACAGTTGGATTACAAACCATAGTAAGTGATACAGACAGACACGTTATTGTATTGGGCGCAGACCCAATATCAGGTGGCGCTAGGACAGGCGTTGTTGACCCTATGAATATAGCTTTTTCAGACCAAGAAAGCATTACCGAATGGGAAGCAAAAACTACAAATACAGCAGGCTCTTTAAGACTATCTTCAGGTAGTGAAATTAGAGGTGGCTTAAGAGCAAGACAAGAAACATTAATATGGACTGATACTTCTATGTACAGCATGCAGTTTGTTGGACCGCCATTAACTTTTGCAGTTAATTTAATTAATGAAGGCACAGGTATGATTGGACCTAATGCAGCCATTAATTCGCCTAACGGAGTCTTTTGGATGGGCGATGATGGCTTCTATTCTTATAACGGTGCAGTTCAAAAGCTACCTTGCAGCGTGTTAAGTTATGTACAAGAAGATTTAGATTTAGGTCAAGCCTTTAAAGTATTTGCATTGTTAAATAAAGAGTACAACGAGGTATGGTGGTTTTATCCTGCACAAAGCGACGGCACCAATGAGGTTTCAAGGTATGTAATATACAACTATTTAGAGGGAGTTTGGTCTATAGGTCAGTTAGTGAGAACGGCTTGGGTTGACCAAAATGTATTTGGAAAACCATTAGCTGCTGTTGATAACTATTTATACAGACAAGAAGACGGAGATGACGATGATGGTTCTCCAATGGATGGTGTTTTTATTGAAAGCGCTGACTTTGATTTACAAGAGGGCAACAACTTTACATTTATTAGAAGAATAATGCCTGATGTAAAGTTTTATGGCAGCAATGTAAGCACAGGTGTTCCGCAAATTAATATGTTGCTTAAAACTAGAAACGCACCTAGCGAATCTTTGACCACAAAAGCAACCACAGACATATCAAATAACACTGACCAAGTGCATGTAAGGGCAAGAGGCAGACAGGCTGTATTAAGGTTGCAAAGCGATGATGACGCTGCGGTAGCTAATAGAACAGGTTATAAGTGGAGATTAGGATATACAAGACTAGATATTCAACCTGACGGTAGAAGGTAATGGCTAAATTATTACCAAGCAGGCTGCCTTTAGCAACGCAACAGGTAACGCCTGAAGTCTTTAATAGACTGGTTAGAGTTTTAGAAATAAACCTTGGGCAGTTTGACCCTAACAGCACGCCTAGGTTTAATGCTACAGAGTTATCAGAATTAAATTTTGTACAAGGTGATGTAGTATGGAATACAACACATAACGTATTACAGGTGTATAGCGGCAATGAATGGATTGATTTGACGTTATTTGATGAACAAGGATATGAGGCAACGACTAGCTTAGGCTTTGTCTCTGTTATAACTGGTGGTAATATATCAGTTAATATTAGATAGGAAAGTATTATGGCAGATTTAAAAGATATGATTGAAAACCTAAAAGGTGATGTAACAGGTCAGGGAAATAGAGGTAATGAAAGAATAAAACAACTATATTCAGGAGCAACTGATGCAGACTTATCAATGCTTGGACAGATACAAAGAAATCCCATACCGGGGACACCTGAAGATTATGAAAAAAAAATATATCTACTTGAAAAAGAAATAGCTAGTCAATTTAAAGAATATCATGGTGCTGTAGAAGGTGGGTTTGAAGAACAAGCAGCATCTAGATTACAAGGAATACAACAAATGATGGCTCAAATGCTTCAACTTAAAAATGAATATACTAATCAATTTAATTCAAATAAAGATATAGCAATGGAAAGAACAACAGGAGCAGGACCTCGTACCGATGGTAAAAACATGGGCGGCATTATGAGGCTTAATCAAGGCGGTGAGTTAAGAAGAGCAGAACCAATTAATATAGCGCAACCTGCTCCAATAAAAGGCGACCCTTTTGGTATTGCAGCACGTCCCATTTTTGGTCGTTTAAATGATTCTGCTATGAGTGCTTTACAGCCTGTTGGTAATTTTATAAAAAATAGAATAGGTGCTAATGAAATACAACCTACGCTTCAATCGTTTGCACAAACCATAGACCAAAAGTTTCCTGCTAAACAGGGTAGCGGAATAGGCAGCATAGGTATTGGTCCAGTAAGACCTCCAACGATGCAGCCTTTGCCAATGCCTATAAATCAACCAATAAGTCAACCTTTGCCTAATGTGCCTCAACCTGTGCAGCAAATACAAGGTTTTGCAGAAGGTGGTGATGTAGACATGTCACCTCAACAGGGCATGGCTGAAATAGAAATGTCAAAAGAAGAGGCTATGCAAGAAATATTTATACCATTAGCTGAAAATGGCTATGAGCAAGAAG